GAGGACGGTGGTTTCGGTAGATAGGTAGGGGGGTCTGAATCTCTACAACGGTTCCGAAGGGGACCGTTGGGTGAGCCTTCAGAAACGTGCCCGCGAATTAGAATAGGAGGGGTATCGATGGGACAACCTGGAAGAAAACCAAAGCCAACGGCTCTGAAAGAGCTTCAAGGGAACCCTGGAAAGCGTGCCCTGAATAAAAATGAACCGACATTTGAGAAATATGAGTTGGATGCTAGGGGAACGATCAAGCCGCCAACCCATTTAGACAGCTTGGCCAAGAAGGAATGGAAGCGGATCGCACCGATCCTCCATAAAGCTGGTTTATTGACAAAGGCAGATGAGGCAGCATTGGCTGCATACTGTGCAAATTTCTCTCGCTGGGTGCAGGCAGAGAAGAAAGTTAGAGAATTTGGCATGACTTACGAATCTGACAAAGGGAATGTTATTCAGCGGCCTGAAGTTGGGATTGCGAATACTGCGATGAAGTTGATGGTGAGTTTCTGTAAGGAGTTCGGCTTAACTCCAAGCTCCAGAACATCGCTGACAATGGAGCAGGCGGAGAAAATGGAGAGTCCTTTTGCTAGTTTCATAAAGGGTGGTCGAGTTGGATAGAACAAGCAAGTATGCCAGGGAAGTTTTAGCCGGCAATATTCCGGCCAATGAACTGGTGAAGTTGGCCTGCAAGCGACATATGAATGATTTGAAGAAGTCGGTGCGAAAGAAGTATCCGTATAAGTTCGATAAGGAGCGTGCGGATCGAGCGATTAACTTCTTCCCGTTCTTGAAGCACACCACTGGTGAGTGGGCAGGGCGGCCAATAGAATTGGAACTCTGGCAGTGTTTCATTATTGGATCTGTTTTTGGATGGGTCCGAAAGTCTGATGGGGTCCGGAGATTCCGAACGGCTTATGTTCAGGTACCCAGGAAGAATGGCAAGTCAACTTTGGCTGCAGGCATCGCTCTCTATGGATTACTGGCGGATGGAGAGGCCCGGGCGGAGATCTATTCCGCTGCCACTAAGCGTGACCAGGCGAAGATCATATTTGAAGAAGCCAAGCGGATGGTTATGACATCCGATGAATTGAAGAAGATGGTCGACATTTACAAACTGAACCTGAGTGTGCCTAGTACCTTCAGTAAGTTTGAACCATTGGCATCAGAAGCGGATAGCTTGGATGGATTGAATGTTTACTTTGCATTGATCGATGAGTTGCATGCGCATAAGACCCGTGAACTATGGGACGTACTTGAGACGGCAACCGGCGCTCGGCGGCAACCATTGATGTTTCCGATCACCACGGCCGGCTTTAATCATAACGGTATTTGCTATGAGCAGTATGAATACTCCGTTAAGATTTTAAACAATACTGCCGGCATAGAGGATGATCGATACTTTGCTTATATTGCGCAGATGGATCCGGAAGATGATTGGCGAGATCCAGAAACATGGGCGAAGGCTAATCCGAACCTTGGGGTTTCAGTAAAACTGGAAGACCTGGAGGCGAAAGCGAAAAAAGCCAAGGAGATCCCCGCGGCGCAGAACAACTTCCTGTGCAAGCATCTGAATGTTTGGGTGAACAGTGAAGTGCGCTGGATGGATATGGAGAGGTGGCGCAAGTGCCCAACACTTACTGAAGAGGAAGTGAAGGCGCTTAAACTTGAAGAACTTCCTTGCATTGTTGGGGTAGACCTTTCAGCTACAACAGATATCACAAGTATCAACTTTGAGTTTACGCTTCCGGATGGCCGTGTATATGTTCACAGTCATTCCTTTATTCCGGAAGACAAAGTGGATGAGAAGACTAAGCGTGACAAGGTACCATATCGTTTATGGGAGAAACAAGGGTATCTGACTTTCACTCCCGGTGCTGTTGTGGATTATGATTGGATCATTTCGTATATTGTGACCAAAGCAGAGATTTGGGATATAAAAGAGATTTGCTATGATCCATGGAACGCTACTCAGATGGCCAATACCTTGACCAATGAGGGTTTCCTTTGTGTTGAAATACGCCAAGGCTACAAGACAATGTCTGAACCAACCAAGGATTTATTCAAGTTGGTTCTTCAGGGGAAATACATCCACAACAATAATCCGGTATTATCCTGGGCAATCAGCAACGCGGTTGCAGTTTCCGATCCAGCCGGCAATATCAAGCTGGACAAGTCGAAAGCGCAGTACCGGATTGATCCGGCGGTTGCAGCAGTGATTAGTCATGTTCGAGCGATTCTTCGGCCATACGAGAATGAGTCCAGAAGCGTTTATTCAGAAAGAGGGATTGCATTTTTATGATGAAATTTAAAGAAGGACTCAAGCGGATCGGCAAGGCCATTGGAAGTCATATGGACGATCTGCTTTTGTTATTGGGCATGAGCCTATTAATTTTTGGGATCCATCTCATATCAATACCCGCGGCGTTCATTGCTGCGGGTGTTTTGTTGATGGGGTTTAGTTTTCTTTTGGCGAGGGGGTGATAAATAAATGGGGTTATTCGGAAAGCTTGTAGAGAGGCGTGGTGATTCGATTGCAAATCCATCAAATTCGATGGTAAGTTTCTTAACTGGTGGCATGCAAAGCTATACAGGTAAGGTTGTCACGGAGGGGAATGCATTGACCTTTTCGGGCGTGCTTGCTTGTGTAAACGTGATCAGTGATACCGTTGCATCGATACCGCTATTTCTCTATGAGAAGAACCAAGACACTCGTACCAAGGCTAGGGACCATCCGCTGTATGGATTATTGCATGATCAGCCCAATCCAGAAATGACTTCGGCATCCTTCAGGGCAATGATGCAGGTGCATCTGCTTTTATGGGGGAATGCATACGCGGAGATCCAGTGGGGAAATGACGGATATCCAAAGGCTTTGTGGCCATTGAATCCGTCGACAACAGTTATGGAACGGGAGCAGGGTACCAAGAAGATCCGGTACCGGGTTTCGATTCCAAATGGGAAGCAGGTTCTATTGCCGGCTGAAAATGTGTTGCACCTAGTAGGGCTCACCTTGGATGGGATCCAGGGGATTTCACCGATTGGGTTGGCTCGTGAGGCGATTGGCCTTGGCTTGTCAGCTGAAGAATTCGGTTCAAGATTCTTTGGGAACAATGCGACTCCGGGTGGAGTGTTGGAACATCCAAAGGCTTTAGGGAAAGATGCCCAAGGGAATCTTCGTGAGTCATGGAATGAAATGCACAAGGGACTTGAGAACTCTCATCGAATCGCAATCCTTGAAGAGGGCATGCAGTATAAGCAGATTGGGATCCCACAGAAAGATGCTCAGTTTTTGGAAACGCGCAAGTTCCAGTTGGAAGAAATCGCGCGGATCTACCGGGTACCGCAGCACTTGATTGGCATATTGGATAAGGCGACCTTCTCAAATATCGAACATCAGGATATTTCGTTTGTTAAACATACGATTCGTCCTTGGTTGGTTCGCTGGGAGCAGTCAATGGTTCGATCTCTTCTGACATCGATCGAGAGGAAGCGATATTCAATCGAATTTAATGTGGATGGCCTCCTTCGAGGGGACATTAATACGCGGTATAAGGGATATCATTTCGCAATTAATGATGGATGGATGAGTGGGAATGATGTGAGGAAGCTTGAGAACATGGAACTACAAGATGGATTGGATGAATACTTCATCAATGGGAACATGAAACCGGTGAAGGAGATTCTTCAGGGAGGTGGGAAGAGTGAATAGCAAGGAACGAGAACAAAGAAGTAATGTGTTTTTACCAAGCGTAGAACTTCGTGCTGCCGAAGAAGAAGGCAAAATGAAGAAGATCATTGGTTACGCAGTGAAGTGGGACTCGCGATCAAACCCGATTTGGGGATTGTTCCAGGAGCAATTCAGGAAGGGTGCTTTTCAGAAGTCGTTATCGAATCAGGAAGTTGTTGCTACCTGGCAACATCGGATGGAAGAGGTATTAGGTAGAACACCTGGTACTTTGACGGTCGCTGAAGATGAAATTGGCCTTCGGTATGAGATTGATCCACCTTCTTGGGCGGAAAGACATATTGAAACGATTGAACGCGGTGATGTACGTGGCAGCTCATTTATTTTCAGAGCAGTCAAAGAAGAATGGGATGAGAGTGATCCGGATATGGCACTTCGGACAGTGACGGAGGCATCTTTATTTGAGGTTTGTCCAGTGACGATTCCGGCATATCCACAAAGTGTTGCATCGGCACGATCAGCGCAAGATGTTTTTGAATCACGAGCTAGTGTAACTGAAAGTGCAGTTGAGCTCGAGTTGATGAAAT